GAGCGTGCCAATGTGGTATCCATGTTTTTACGATGGTTAATTAATTCTAAGATGCAGGAGTTTTATCCTGAGATTGAACTTGGATTAAATCATCTTTTTGAAAAAGGTATGATGGTTCATTATGCTTGGTACGAGAATCAAGAACTGAAGCAACAACAGACCATTAAGCTTGAAGAGATTGCCCAAGTCCTTCCACAAATTGCCGGAGCTATACAGGATGGAAGTATGGACGAGGAATTAAGTGAGGCACTTAAAACACAGTTTGATATTAGCAAGCCCAAGGCACGGGCAATGTTAAAGGAAATGCGTAAAGATGGAGAAACCACAGTACCTGTCACACGCCAAGTTGTAAGCAGACCCAAGATCAAAGCCCTTGCACCCGATGAGGATGTATTTTGGCCAAGCTATTGTATAGATCCGCAGGAAGCACCATACATGTTTCATAGCGTGAGTATGACTCCAGAGCAATTAAGGTCTAAAATTAATACCGAAAAATGGTCAGAAGAGTTTGTGGATGCTGCGATTGAACTTGCAGGACAAGGCGAGGATACAGATGAGAACATCTATCAATTGCGTGAGAATGATGAGTTTACCAGAAACAATGATAATAGCCTTGTTAGAATTGTGTACTGTTATCAAAGACTATTGGATGAGGATAATGTACCCGGTATTTACTGCACGATCTACCACGCCAATATATCTGATCTTTATGCCAAGCATCAATTACTTGATTATGCGCATGGGCAATATCCATTCGTTGTAACCACCCTTGAAAAAACAGACAAAAAATTATACTCGTCTAGGTCATACCCGGAGCTTATTGAAAGCTTGCAGCAGGTACTCAAGGTCGAAACAGATGCAGCGATTGATGCACAATCGTTAACAACTTTACCTCCTTTGGAACACCCTCTTGGGCGCGCCCCTTCCCGTTTTGGGCCAGGGGTAAAATTACCTTATCGTGTACCTGGTGAAGTAAGATTTGCAGACACACCCCGTGGATCAGGTGTTAATGTAGAACTTCGCAGATACATACAAGAGCAAGCAGATAGATACTTTGGTAGAAATGCACCAGGAGTAAATCCTGTGGAAGCACAGATGAAGCAACAAGAAGTGATAGATAAAGTATTTCATCACTTAAAACTTGTACTCGATCAAGTATACTCCCTTTACCAACAGTATGGCCCAGACCAAGAATACTTCCGTGTCACAGGAATGCAGGACATGCAGAAGTATGACAAAGGAAATGCTGGTGAACGATTTGATTTTTACATGCAGTTTGATGCTGCCACACAAGATCCAGAACAAATGCTTGAGCGTGTAAAAGCAATTGCACAACTTGGCGCACAACTCGATAAGAATGGCACGCTAGATACTGAGCGTTTATTACAAATTGCAGTTGGACAGATTTTACCGGGGGCTGCGGAAAGTATTATGCTTCCCAAAGAAACCGCATCGCAAAAAGCAATGGATGAAGAAAGACAGACTATTGCAGAAATCTATGCTGGTGTACCACCCAATGTTAAACCTAATGATGCCCACGAGATGAAGTTGCAGATATTCCAGCAATGGTTAGCGCAACCCGATGTGGCACAAAAGGTACAACAAGACCCGGCATTACAGGAGCGTATTCAAAATTACCTGCAACAAAGACAGATGCAGGTTCAGCAAAAAGAGAATGCGACAATTGGAAGACTAGGAGCAGCACCCACACAATTTGGATCAACAGGAGCAGCACCAACAGGAGGATAAAATTATGCCGTATGGTAAGGGAACTTATGGAAGTAAGGTTGGAAGACCTAAGAAGAAAATGACTAAAAAGAAATGTGGTGGCAAGCGGAAGACCAAGTAAAGTAAATAGCCCAAGGCGTATCCGCAAAGGTGAACCTGGTTATGGAAAAAAGAAGTTTGTAGTCTATGCTTCTGAAGGTGGAAAGAAAAAGACCATCCGATTTGGTGACGCAAATTTAAGTATTAAGAAAAACCAACCTGCACGCAAGAAGAGCTACTGTGCAAGGTCAGGTGGTATTAAAGGTAAGACAAATAAACTAAGTGCCAACTATTGGTCACGCAAAGCATGGGATTGTTAGATGGTAGCTAAGAAGAAAGCCAAGTCCCGTGTAAATGAGGCTGGTAATTATACCAAGCCAACCATGCGTAAGAGACTATTTAGCAAGATTAAGTCTGGATCTAAAGGTGGTAAAGCAGGTCAATGGTCTGCACGTAAAGCCCAAATGCTTGCCAAGGAATATAAAGCCAAAGGTGGGGGATATAGATAATGCCATTAAAGAAGTCACAGAAGTCACTCAAGAAATGGACAGGACAGAAGTGGCGTACTGCATCTGGTAAGAAATCATCCGAGACAGGCGAGGTCTATGCCCCAGCAAGTAAGATCAAAAGATTAAAAAGCACGAAGGCAGGCAGAGCAAAACTTGCTGCTGCAAACAAGAAGAAAAGAACAGCCACAAGTAAAGGTAAGCAATATGCCAAGCATGGCTTGCACAAAAGAAAACGTTCATAATGTGCACAGCTTTCAACGAGAGTGGGTTGCCCTACTTACCATCTTCTTCTTTTTTTTGGAACGTGATGTTATCTGCGACATCCTTTTTTTATTAATAGGAATTATATACAACTATACAAAATGAGTCCCCGTAAAAGAAAAACCTACCACGAGATAGATGCCGAGGAAGCAATCCAGGCATTATCCATGTTGAAGAACGATCCACACTTTAAGCAATACATTGCAATGAGAGAAGCAATGAGAGAAGAAGTTATCCGGCAATTGCAGACCAAAGCTATAGTAGATAGCACAAACAGACACTACATGATGTGTGGAAAACTTGAAGCAATAGACGAGGAACTCGATACCTTTTATAAGTTATGATTTTTCTATGTTGGTAGATTATAGTTAGTATAGCTCATGCCTCTGTGACCTTTCGTGGGGTTGGGTCACAGGGGCTTTTTTGTTGCCATTTTTGCCATACTGAACTACATTTTGCTACACTAGGCTACTTATGCCTTGATCTTATGGAAGAAGCAATTCAAGAGGTTGACTCAGAATCCTCCGAAAATTCTGTTGATAGTTTAACGTCTGGTGAAGGTAACCTAACAATGGCAGAACTTGCATCATCCTTGATGCAGAAACGTCAAAATGAGGATACTGAAACCACAACCGAAGAGGAATCAGAACCCGTTGCAGAAGAATCTACGGAAGAAGAGGAATCAGAGGATCAGTCTGCTGAAGTGCCGGAGGAATCAGATGAGGAATCAGATGAGCAACCCGTACAACCTTCAGATGTTCTTTCAAAGTTTAAAGACCTGGATTTGGATTCATTATCCGAGGAGGAGTCTAAGGAACTTGCCAAGCATCTAAATGCTTCTGCAATTAAAAGGTTTGGGAAACTAACCGCGCAGAAGAAAGCATTGCTTGCTGAGAACCAAGAACTTCAAGCACAAGTTGAGCAAGCACCCGTGCCTGCTGAACAACCTGCATTCTTAAAAGATAATGCCCTGCATAATGTCAACGATGTCAACGCACTTACCAAGGAAGTAGAAAACCTTAACACGCTCATTGAATGGGCAGACGAAGGGATGGAAAACGAAGCGGAGTACGATGATGCTGGCAATGAATATGTGGTCAAAGATGCCGACAAGACTTACACCAAAGCTGACTTAAGGAGAATTAAAGCGAATGCCAAAAAGATCCTTCGCAAAGATGCTCCTGCAAGAGAAGCCTGGATTAAGGAAAGACAAGCAAGTGACCAACAAGCAATTCAAACTTTTGACTTCCTTAGTGATGGAGAGAGTGAGGATTACAAAGTATTCATGCAGGTAAAGCAAAGTCCACTTTACAAACCATTAGTCGAACACCTACCCAACAGCAACTTTGCACTTGGGCTTATGGTGGAAGGATTAAAGGCAGTTAAAGCAAGACAAGCCAATGCAGGTCAACCGAAGAAATTGAAGAAACCAACTGCTCCTGTCGCAAGTGCAGAAGCAGGGGCAAGTAAACCAAGATCCGAGGGAAGTAAACACAAGAAAGCTGTACAGGCTGCTCATGCTAAATTTGAGAAGTCAGGTAACATAGCAGACTACCAGAATTACATAAAACTAAAGCGAGCAATCGCATAAATTTAAAACACAATTAGGAGGATATAAAAAATGGCTAAGAGTACAACGTACAATACTGCTGGAAATCGTGAAGATTTGACTGATATTATTTCAGTTTTAGAACCAGAAGCGACACCGTTCGTTTCAATGATGAAAAAAGGAAAAGCAACAGGGACATTCTTTGAAGTTCAAGTTGATAAATTAAATTCGCCTGAATTTGGTGGAATTGAAGAAGGCGAAGATGTAACTGCTTTCAAAAATCAGTCTGCTGACCGCGCTCGCATC